CAGTTCCTTCAGGAGCTCGTTATGACTTTTCCAGACGAGCCAGCCATCAAGAAGTACCAGGTTTCATTCGAGTTGATTCGCAAGGCGAATGCTCGCATGTGCATGGAGCAGTTTATGAGCAGCATTACTCCGTATGCCAACTACATCTCTGAGAAGGATGAGGCATTCTTCCTTGAGCACTCGAGTGAGATTGAGTTTATCAAGGAGTTGAATCTTCCAAAGATCTGGACTCCAGAGCTGTCTCAGAATACGAAGGATGCGATTTGGCAGTATCTCCAGAGTCTGTACTTTTTCGGCTCTATGCTCGGGACTCTGATGGCGGCACTCCCAGCCGACACTCTGGCTGCCATTGAGCAGATGGCTCAGAAGTGCGCAGATGATATTGATCCAGCAACATTTAACCCTGCCGATCTGATGGCTTCCATGTCGAACATCCTCGGGGGTGCTCTCGAAAACAAATAGTGTAATAGAATAATATGGACTTGAAGGAGATTTTTAGAAATGACAAGCTCCTCGAATTTTGGCCTTCGTCGAAGCAGCCCGCCAAGGACCGGGTTGCATCGACTGTTAGATTTGTTCTGTATGCGTGCGTACTAGTATATGTCCTGACGCGCGATGCTCGTATCATGGTTCTTGGTGGCCTTGTGATTGGTACATTGTTTGTACTGGACAAGAATGGTATGGTGTTTGAGGGTCTTGCTCGACCAACTGCTCGTGATGGTCGCATGTTCAAGGATGTGAGTATGCCCACCGCCAACAATCCCTGGATGAACCCACTCATTACTGATTATACGGATGATCCAGATCGCGCCCCAGCTGCGTTTTACCCCACTGTTCGCGAGGAGATTGGTGAGATTTGGGACGAGATTCACCCACACATTCGTCAGAAGGATGCCATGAGAAACTTTTACACTGTTCCAGGCAACACATTCCCCAATGATCAGACTGCGTTTGCACAGGCTGCCTACGGTGTCCCCTTTTCACCACAGTGTCATGACACCCCCATGGCGTGTGACCCTGACCGCATGCCATACGGCAGAGGCCAGGAACAGTTCCAGATGCGCGCAGGCTCGGGGGGTTCTGCACGCTAAAAAAGTATATGCTCATATTAATATGTCTCTTCAGGCAGGACTCCGGTCACTCGAGCCAACTGGCACTCTTCTCCCACTCATCATTGACATTGTGAATGTCGATGATGCTCTGCGTCCAGTAGATACAACCGGCTTCAAGAAGTTTACCAGCGAGCAGCCATACGATTTTCCCAACTTTTATGTCGACGCCCCAGTTCGCGTCTGGACACAGGATCCTATCAGCACAACCGCTGAATACCAGAACAACGATTTTATGCGCAGATACCTGTAGAACTAAAAAACTTCTGTGATAGAAGTAATGGATCCACTACCTCTTCTTGCGATAGTTGGATTGATATTCGCAGGCAAACAGCTCAGCACTAAGGAGAAGTACACCGGTAACCCAGCTGATACCGGTAGCATCACCAATGAGGCTGACCTCGAGCGTCGCAGTCGCCAGATGTACCACCTTCAATCAAACGATATCGGCGTTGATGGTGGTTCAGCTGTAAAAACAGCAGGGCCAAAAGAGATTTTCTATGGAAGCGGTGTGCCCTATATGAAGAAGGAGATTGTGAGCAACTTTGGCGATCTGAAGCCAGACTCTAACCGTCTCCCATTTGGTCAGCCAGTGTATGACCTGTACAACCGCCAGGGTATCACCAACAAGATGAATAACCTCGCACCAGCCGAGAAGATGCAGGTTGGTCCAGGTTTGGGCGTCGACCCAAGCATCGCAGCTCAGGGTGGCTTCCAGCAGTTTTTCCGTGTCATGCCCACCAACACAAATGAGAATCGCCTTACACAGCTCCCAGGCCGATCGGGTCCACCAGAGTCATTCGTCAAGTCTGCACCACCCGTCCAGGGCGCTCTGACCCAGACCCAGCGCCCAACCAAGGTGTATACTCGCGATCCAATGAGAGGAAAGGCTCACGGCGGCCAGGGTGTCATCGAGGCACCAGAGTTTCGCCCAAGCTTCGTCAAGACTGAAGAGCCGACACTGAAGGATCAGACTGTTGTCCGGGCTGATACTCTCGCATTTGGTCCAGCTCAGTACCAGAATGTGACGAGCAGAGATGCCCGCGATGTATCCGGTAACCAGATTCGCCCGGATGACAAGCGCTCGCAGAAGATTGATGGGTTTTTGCCCGGTGGACGTATGAATGTTCGTCAGGATCCTCTCGGTATGAATGGTTCCATCTCGGCTATACGTCAGGATGATATTCAGCTTCCTCTCCCACCACCCGATGGTGGCCGTTTCCAGCAATATGTCGATGCTGAGATGTATTCTACAATGAATGTCAATAAGGGTCATCGTAACCCATACGCTCAGAATCTTGACGTAGCCAAGCGTCAACTGCAAAGTAACCCGATGGCATTTTCAATTTCGAATGTGTAGACACTCTACGAAAAAAACCTCGATAGAAAGTAAATGTCTGGTGGTACAGTCCAGCTTGTTGCAATTGGTGCTCAGGATGTTCATCTCTCAGGGAAGCCCGAGGTTTCATTCTTCCGGTCAAACTATAAGCGTCACACCCACTTTGCTCAGTCAGTTGAGCGTCAGATCATCCAGGGTAGCGTCTCCTCCGGTGCAATGACAAGCATCCGCGTGGAGCGCAAGGGTGACCTCCTCAGCTACATGTATCTGACGGCTAAGGATTCTGACGGCCTTGTGACTGCAGTCGATTGGACTAAGCATATCGACAAGATTGAGATGTACATTGGTGGTCAGCTGATTGACACTCAGGATCAAACTTTCAATACTCTGATTGCACCCGTCTGCATGGGTGACTGCTACTCCAAGCGCTTCCTCGGCACCGCCACTGGCTCAGACGCAAGCTCAGTCCGCACCAACATCATCAACACCTGGTACCCATTCAAGTTCTTCTTCTGCAAGGATTACCAGAGCTCACTGCCACTGGTGGGCCTGCAGTTCCATGACATTGAGTTCCGCATCTACTGGGCCACCCCCAGCGCCAGCTACCAGTACGAGGCCTGGGCCAACTACCTGTACCTCGACAACTCTGAGCGCGAATACTTTGCCAGCACCGATCTGGACCTGCTGATCTGGCAGGTGCAGCGTGTTCTGCTCCCAGCCGACTACAGAGCAGAGCTGGTTTTCAGCCACCCAATCAAGTTTATCGCCTCGAACGTCTCACCATACTCGAGCGGAAGCCAGCAGGTCAAGACGCAGATTAACGGTGTGGATGTGGGTGAGTATCGTGGTCTGCCCCACTGGGTCGAGGTGCCCCAGTACTACCACACTCCATTCGGCTTTTCCAACCCAGCATCTGCCCAGCCAGGTGCACCAGCTCCAGTGTTCATGATTCCATTCTGCCTTGACTCGGCCAAGCTGCAGCCAACTGGCACCCTCAACTTTTCCCGTATCGATTCGTACCGCCTCCTGTCCCTGCTCGGCTCAGGTGTGCCACTGACTGGTACATCAGGCACAACCATCTTCGGCGCCGGCTCCCTGGCCCCAACCCCATACATCTACGCAGTCAACTACAACATCCTGCGCATCCAGAAGGGCCAGGCTGGTCTGCTGTACAGCAACTAAATGTAACATAGTAGTAATGAGCTGGGTCTCCTTGCTCGCACTCATTGTGTTTGTGTTTGTTTTGACGTACAACCCACGTTCAGGAGTGATTAATAATTATATAAATCCCTAGTAGGGATGGAAAAGCATAAAGCAATCGCTATTCCCGTTAGCTTCATTGATGATAAACCTCATTTCTTACTTGTTCATGACAGGCGATACAAGGAGTGGACATTTGTGACTGGTGGGTGTCGGAAACGTGAGGTGTACAACCCTATACGGTGTGCAGTTCGCGAACTCGAGGAGGAAACTCGAGGCATCCTAAACCTGAAGAAGGGGACATACTCCTACTTCAAGTTTGAGACTCTCCAGAGGGAGTTTGATACGGTCGGTGATGACTTTTTAGCCGTATACCACGTCTACATAATCTACATGCCAATTTCGTTTGACGAGCAGAAGAGACTTGTGGGTCGCTTCGAAGAGGAGAAGAAGAAGATGGATCTGAAGCAGATGTGCTTCCGGAAACAATATGACGAGAATGACTTTATGGATTTTGACACGCTCGAGGGGATGCAGAAGCGTCGAGTCTGGCCCATGATTACTCAACACGTGATTCAGAACCCAGAGTTTCATACTGCACTCAACTCGGTAAATCGCCAGACGTTTTCTCTGAAATACTAGAAATGAAGAACAAGGCGTACTTTATAAACCGGCTTGCTCAGCTCAAGGGTCTGAAGCCTGACAGCGAGGAGGTTAAGGAGTGGGCCGATATGAAGATTGTCGACATCTTGATTGAGATTCGGGAGGAGCGGGAAAAGAAAAAGCCA